TGGTAAGCTATAGCCCCATTCAGTCCCAAAAGATGCCCCGCCATCAATAGAAATGGATAAATCAACGCGGGGCGTGGAATAAAGCATTCCTTCTTGCTGGGCGATTAAATAAGAAAAATCGGTGATATCACTTTGTTGCGCAATGGCGTTATTGCCATTTTGGAAAGTAATATAATTTCCATCCTGCGTTTGAAAAAGAATAATATCGCCTTGGTTAATCAGTTGATTGCCATCTTGCGTAATAAGATTAATAGGCCCTGTATTTTGCTGCTGCCAATTGGTTTCCCCTGATTCAATCGTAAATCCTACATCATTTGCGATGAAATATTCTTGGGAAGGAAGTCTAATACTTTTACAACTTCTAAAGCGTGGAATTTCCGCGCCATCATAACTCTTATAAATCGTATCAAAAGCATATAGATTGCCATTATTACGAGTGACAAAATAATATTGATTATTAAAAAATGCTACTTGATCAGCGATAAAATAATTAAGGTTTTCATCACTGGCATGAAAAAATTTCTTTGTGTTAAAGTCATAAAACAAAGAAAGATTGTCCGTGTAAAAATTTATGTGATAAATCAAATGACCATCTTGACGATAAATGAATGCGCGGGAATCAGCAGGATTTTGTAGTTGAGAAAATAAATAATCAATGCCGTCTGTCGTTATTTTCTCAGGCATGCCGCCATTCGTGTACATAATGATTGGACCGGATTTTTCATTTTGCGCAAGCCACACGATTAACTCATCAGTTTCTGCAATGGTTGCCGCATTTAAACAGCCATAATCAATGGATATTTGATTAGAGCGTTGATAAGGAAATAATTGCGCGCCCGTGTCTGTCCAAAACTCTGTGACGGTTTGTCCCATTACAAGAATTAGATTACCCTTAGAGGGAAACCTTAATGCAGCTTGTATCCTATCCGGTTTTGTTTGAATTAATCCAATGCTAGCCGAATCATTTGCCCATGTTAACCCATCATTCTGACCAGACAAGCGCCAGGTATTGGTTGCTGCGGGACTGTAGAAATTATCTTGGGACGCCGCACATAAAAAATAGGTATCATGAAAAGAGACATACCCAGGCACAAATAATAAATTAGGGACTTGCTGAAACGCTGGTGTTAATGTGGGATCATAAATATAGAGATTCACATTATCAGAGATCAATATTTGCGGTTTATTATTTTCAGTGATATAAACTACACCAGTATTAGTTAACAACTTTCCAATGGGAATGACAGAGGTGTCATAAGACATTGCGAGACTTTGATCAAAGAAGATATTAATCAAATACACCGTATTATCAATCACAGTGACCATACGATTGTTTTTAGTGCTAGGATAAATCCCGCGGCCTTTCTTGCCTATCTTTGCAACGGCTGTTTGATAACCAGCATAGGGGACAAGCCAATTATCACTGATGAACATATTCAGGGTTTTTTCAATGGATATCTTAGGATAACGGCCAAAAATACTGCTTCCCACAATATTTAATGGCATTGACTTGAAATTCTGTCCTCTTTGGATCATGGCGCCATCCTTGGCTATAATGCGTTATTTAGGTGTTTCGGGTAATGGCATCCAATGAGTAACTTCCTGAGAATAAAGATTGCCATGACTAAGACAATCATAACAATAAAACCAAGTTTTTAAATAATTTCCCAAATGACCAATGGTTATTGTATTTTTTCCATTCGTAATCAAAAAATCTTTATGCGCTTTCTCAGGCAATCTATCTTTTATGCTTATCCATTCAGTCATTCTTTGCTCCAAGTGTTTTTTTATCAAAATTTTCTGATATTTCTAAATGATGAAGGCTATTAATATGTTCATAAGCTGCCAGAATCAAAACCCACGCGGGGGATGCTTGTCTATAGAGCATTGATAAATCCTTTATATTCTTTATGCAATTTCCAACAAGATCAATTCTTGATTTTTTTTGTTCCATTTATAATCCTTTTTAATTTATTTAAAAACAATTGTCGTCATAAAAGTAATTACAGTAACTATTAATAATAGCATTGTTCCTAAAGTCCATTTAAAATGAGAATCAATTTTATCCTCTAATCGATTAAATCTTCCCTCTATTCCTTTTGCAATATTTTCTAATATTCTTATTCTTACTTCATGGTCTATATGATTTTCATTTACACTCATCTTTTTTCTCCAAGGTTAAACCGTCCTTGGTTGGATTTAATTTATCATGCGAAGCAGGTAATTCTATCCAGTGAGTCACTTTTATGGATTTATCTGGATTTGATTCTAATCTAAATGTTTTATCACTATATTGAAACCATGCTATTTGATACTGCCTTAAATCATTTTGATTTGTTAATACCGCGTATACTTTCCAATTATTTTTTTCAGGTAATCTGTCTTTAATGCTTATCCATTTATTCATTCTTTCGATCGCCTTGATCTTACCCAAGCCATTATATCCTTCGAATGCCATCCTATTGAATTTTTTCCAAGGACTATACGTTTGGGAAAACGATTATCTTTTTCCCATCGATAAATTGTCGATCGCGAAACATTTAAAAGATTTTTTAAATCGGAAAATCTATATATTGCTCTATCTTGCATCATTACACCTTTTTATTATTCATAATGGTGTATCGTATATCAAAAAAAATAAATCCGCAAAGAAATAAAAACTTCAATAAAATCAACTAACTAGGCCGAAATCCGCGCCCAATATTCACATCTCCATAGTTCCATCCCGGTGATCCATCCGCAGTCAATATCGTAGTCTTAATCATGGACAAATCAGGCGGCGATATGTACATGAGCTTACGTTCGTATTTCTTTAGAATTTGCGCGGATTGTGGGTTAAAAATGATTCCGTACTCACTACACATCATTTCTGCAAGTGCATATCTTAAATATTCTATATACCCTGTGTCATACCCTTGGTTTGAGCTATTAACGAAAGTATACGGAACCACTTCGCTGATATTTGTAAGGTCTGTATTGAGACTCACATCGACAAGAAATATCTTTGCCATGGCCTTCATGATGTAATTCGTATCAGGCTTGAAATACATGGCAAGATTGCCGCCGCCTAATGCACGATTGTAATTCCAACTAAAGGGAAGACTTGTAATGTTATCAACACGCGCAGAGCCATAGTAATTACGACGTGTCACAAAATCCATGGGATAACGCACCACATCGATATTAAATGTCACGGATTCAAGCGCTGCGACATAAGGCAAGAAATAATACTCTTGACCTGCTATTAAAGGCAATTCGATATATTGCCAATAAGGGATCAGGTCAGTTTCGATTTGCTTGAAGTCAAGAAGTGCATTGAGAAGATCAAGGCCATCATTACTTTGATCGCCCGTATCCACTTGAAGATTACGGGCGACTATTCCTGAAAGATACCAAGAACGCGTAATAAGCTTTTGGGCAGTATATGCCATAACGACTCCTTATTAGGTTGTCGTGTAGCTATATCCATTCACTAATAGTGTTACAGCATCACTTGAACTAGTGACAAGATAATCAATGGAGGTATGAGAGCTGCCATTAACACCGCATATCACTGCTTGATATTGCTGTTGAGGGACACCGGCTGCAATACCCACGATTGTGACGACATTTGTTGATCCCGTACCACTTCCTGTTGGACGCAATTGCACAACATCACCAACAGCCGCAGGCGTAAATTGCACATCAAGATACGCAATAACCCCTGTATCAGTGCCTAATGCAATGGCAGAATTTAAGTCAACGCCAGTAAAGGTCGTCGCATTTCCTGCTGACAATACCGACACTTCCGGTTGAAGGTAAAATGCCCTTGCATTTTTATAATTCAATACACTGGCTGCTGTAAAATGTATCGAGCTGTTAGTAGAAACAAACCCCAAAAGTAAGCTTGAATCATAGCCTTTTGGCAATAAAGGATAGGCATTGCTATAAAGACTGATTAATCCTGCCACTTGATTATAGCCTCTTGAGTCCCCAATTAACCAAATAAGATAATTTGAAGAAGCCGCTAGTGTTCCTTGGTCCAAACCATTGGCACCTGTTACCGCAGAGTTTAAATAAATGGGTGGGATATAATTTAAGTTTAAAGTGGCTGGATAGGTATTTCCTTGAAGATTAGGAAAACCAATCGGCATATCAATATTGTCATTCATATCACGCGCTTGACCTGGCGCAATGGCAATGACGGTATTAGATGCAACACTTATATTCATTCCTTGCACATATAGATGAGGCAATGAATAGATAGGATCGTTTTGAATTTGGCCTGATAACATAATTTTATCCTCTTTAATCCGTTTAAAAAGGGGGAAGGTCGCTATATTTTATAGCTTTCTTCCCCTTGCTTATTAGCCTATAATCCCAAAGATGGATCAACCCTGAGATAGCGGTATTAATATGCGCATACTATATTCAGGCGCAATGACTGAGCCATGCACTTCATCGTAAATCATACCCGTTTGGTTTTGTCCAAACAAAGAACCATAGGTTAAGCGTAATGAGGCTGCGGTTTCTGGATCATACTCATTTGCTGTGTCATAAGGGCTTTGTTCTGGCAATTGCGGCATTGCAATGAAAAGGGCATCATCCGCTAAAATCCCACCGCAGCGATGTGACGGGAATGTTAGCAATTGCATGCCGGCAGCAATCGGATTATTGAGGTTTTGATTAGCGCCACCAGCCCAATTTAGCGCAGGGGTAATGCTAATGGTGACATTTCCAGAAGCATTGGCAGATGCATTGGTGATTGCCCTAAACTGAACAGCATTAGCGGAAGGAAAGTGCCCAATAAAGGTGAGATAACGCATATTGGGCTGTCCTGATACGCCATCTTTAAATTGAAATAAATCACCTGCTAATACCGCATTGACATCACTTGCCGTTGCGCCACTTAATGTAATTTGAGTGACATTTTGTCCGGTTGGATCATTGGTACTAATCACCGTTAAGGTTTGACCATTGACCCCTGTGTCCCCTGAAACGTGAATAGGCATTAAGTTAGATTGGTAGTATTTAACTAATGGCGTTCCAAAATCCCCCACTTCCCAGGACATTGCGATTTCATCATTACGATTTGGGACGAATTGGTTTAATCCATTACCGACAATAGAAGGAATAACCGTATCTGGAAGATAAAACTTCATTCCCTCAGCGACCGCGCCGTAATTTTTAAACAGCATTACGGCTTGCGCTAATTGTTGATAGGAAGTTAATGCCGTAGAACCATCTCCAAAGAATCGATAAGGGCCTGAATAGGTGTTCGTTGTGCCGTTTAATTGGCTAACTACGCTTGAGTCCCAGTTCAGAGCAATATTGCCTTCGACTAAATTTGCCAATTCAGCAATAGCCGATTTCCCAAACACCCGCATGTAATCTTCTTCACCTTTTTCTAAGTTAAAGATGCGTTGTTGAGAGGTAACAGCAAAGCTTGTGTTATTGGCCTGATCAGCAACCAGTTGCAATACACGTTGTTCTGCTGGTTCAAATGATGCGACCAACCCTGCGGTAGTGGTAAATCTTGGGGGCAAATCAAAGGTGACGGTAGAACCTAAATTTGCTTGAATTTTATCGAAATCTTTAAATTTCGTATTTGCCGTTGAAATGTGGCAGCAAAGGTTTAACAGTAAACCTAAGCTTGAACGTTGATAGGTTTGTACTTGTTGCAAAATATTATTGGGAAATACTGCCATTGTGGTAGCTCCTAACTATTTAATAGTTCGGACTCACAGGATGGGTATTAGACTTTATATTTTAGACGATAGTCCTTTACGCTCATTACACCGTTGTCCGTGCCTTGATTAGTCGGACGCAGTTTTGATAATGGCTCATTAGGGACTCGAAGCTTTGATGCGGCATCGTTGTCTTTTATTGATTGAGACAACCGTTGCACCTGCACAATCGCATCCTTTGGTGATTTTGAGCAAAGATATTCGAGCTGGGCCATCTTCATACGATCTTTTCCCATCTCATACAGAATGTCATGCGCGTTTTCGGCGTGCTGTGCCAATAGCTGTACTACATTTGGAAATTGAGCGTATTCAATGTCACTCGTCACCTTATCAAAATCTTGATACTTTTCACGACCTGGGGCGAGCTTGTTCCAAAAGGTCTGCACAATCCTTTGTGCACTGTCCGCTTCGGCTTTGGTGCGTGCATCCTGCACCCATTCATCACGTAAGCGTTGAGCCTCTTGAGCGGCAATTTTTCGGTATTGATTCTCATCAGGCGCCATGCTTTGGTTCGAAGGATAGGTTTGGGCCGGAGACGGGGCCTCACCACTCTTTCTAGCTGCATAGTCGGGCTGTTCAGTCGACATACGTTTGTAGTCTTCTACTGCCCCATATTTCGCCTTTTTGACGATATCGTTAACTTCTGATTGCCTAAAAGTTCTTTCTTCGGCCGCTTGTGCAGGCGCAGTTGGCGCTTGCTGTGCTGACGAAGTTAATCCAGGTGAAGACGTATCTTGACCTTGGGCTTGTCCATTTGCCATTTCCATAGTGCTATCCTTAGCTATTAACCCCGCAACGGTTATACCCCGCCTAACGAACGGGTCTCGCTCATATTTTTAAAGTGTGATGAATCACTCGCTATTGACCCCGCGACGGTTATGCCCTGGATTACGGCCAGGTTTCGATGAAAAGTCACATCATGTTCCTTCCCATGCTTTAAATTTAGTCCTCTATTTATGGCATTGCAAAATATAATACGGTGCTTTAGTATGTTGTGCGGAAGGAGACAAAATCATAGTATGTCGTAAGGATGCGATATGATTAAATTACTCAGCGTTGAATATTTAACAAGAAAAGAGG